CAAATCACCGCTAAACACCGGGGCAAACTGGGACACAAAACCAATGGAACTTGACATCAAACTTCGGGTGTAAGAAGTTACAAATTTTTTTGTTCCGATTGTCTCCATCAGTAGTGTGGTAGTTCATTAGGTCACCGATGATGGAAATAAACAAAAGCACAAAAAAGAGGGCCGGGATTGATTCCCGACCCTTTTTTCATTGCTTGTCATTCCTATGCAAATATGTGATTTTGTCCTTCACCCACGCAATATCCGCTTCAACCACGGGCATACGCTGTGCAAAGTTATTGTGCGCCCTGACCTCCCTTGTCAGTTCCTCAATCTGCAAATTGGTGACGCTTTTCAGTTCCTCAATCTTGCAGTCTGTCACCGCCTGGGTGATCTTGATTTCCCCCACAATCTTTTTGTTCGCCTGTCTGCTGGTGATAATAACCCCCAGCAGGGCCAATCCTCCTGTGATACACGCCGTAATGATAGATTCCATCTGGTGCCGCCTCCTTTGTTTTTTATACCCCGATGACATACCGCAGGACAAACCCTGCATTGTTATATATAATCCCGCTTGCTGCCGTGCCTGATTCGCTGTTATTGGCATTCCCCTTGATGCTTGTATCGTTGATGTACAGATACTTGCTTGCGACAACGGAAAGGCTTCCGTCCGTTGTCATCAGGAATTGACTTCCTGCCCCAGGATGTGCCGCAACGAATGCTTTGTGGACGAAGAAGTGGTTAAAATGGTAGTTCTGTGCTGTGCTTGCCGAATATCGGCTGAACACCAGCACAATGCCGCTGGGCTGTTCGCTGACTGCTTCCGACAGCGTGATGGCCTGCGTATCGTTCATGTAATACGCACCCGACCAAAGGATTTTATGGCTGAAGTAGACAGGAAGCGCAAATTCCACAGCGTTTTCCTTTTCCGACACCTTGCCAAAGGCAAGCCCCTTCCCGGAAGCATTGAAGTCAAGCAACGTGAAGGCAGTCGCAACCTCCGCCAGGGCTGTCACTGTTCCGAAATAGTCCGTCACGGAAAGGCGCAAATCGTAGGATGTGTCAATGTTCAGAGCACTGTTCAGCAGCATATTGTTGTCATAGGCGAACACGCTTCCCTCCGCCGCCGTTGTCCATGTGCTGGCGGATTTCGCCTTGTATTGGACAAGATAACCTGCTGTGTTTTTCCCGGACACTTCCGCAACGATGAATTTGATTCTTGCCAGGGCCATTGTGCCGTTGTCATCAGCAGCCCCCAGCCCATTTGCACGTATCGCCGTGAAGGTGCTGATTTTCGGGGCAGCGTAGGCAAGCACCGTCACCGACCTTGTTGCCTTTGCAGACCGGCCCCGGCTGTCCGTCACCGTGATGGTCATTGTCCTGGTCCCACTGTTTTTCAGCGTCCCCGTGGTGAAGCTGGCTGCGGTGTAGTTCACTCCGTCCAGGCTTGTCTTGTAGCTTTTGATGGTAGACGAATACGCCCCCGCTGCTGTCACCTTCACGGATAGGCGGCTTTTGTTCTGAACATACCCGCCGAATTGTGCTGCCAGCCCTGCAATGGATTCCGCTATTGTTACGCTGCTGATGGTAGGCACCACCGTGGCAGGCACCGTCAAAGTGAAGGACTTCGACACCGCACTGCCTATCTTTGTGCTTCCCGAATATGTGGTGACCGTTACCGTGCCGGTTCCGCTGGTTGCGGAAGGCATGGCGTTGATCCAGCTTGTAGGAATGGCATAGCTGGTGGATGTACCCACCCCCGTGGTGCTTTTTGAGTATGACCCGAATTTCCATGTGACCGTGTGCGTGAAACTGCTGCTTGCCCTGGTGATGCTCACTGCACAGGTGTTTGTGCCGTTGATGGCTACCGATGCCGTTACCGATGCAATACTGCTTGCCCTGGGAATGGTGTCAAACACACCGCTTCCGCTGGCAGTCACATTGCCGTAATAGGTCCCGGACAGCGTGACATTGATGCCACAGGAACAGGCAAAGGAACAAGTCTTTGTGCCGTTTGCAGCATGGGAAACCGTGACGGTTTTCGTGTACAGTGTTTTCGTTTGATTTCCAGACAAGGCGGCGGAAAAGGTGAAACTGTACTTCGTTCCATTGATGGTCAGGCTTCCTGACTTGCTTGCGCTGCTGTTGATGGTGTAACTGCTCCCCGTGGATACAAGCTGCACCCTTGCAGTCACTGTACTTGTGTTATTTGCCACCGACTGACTGCCCACTGTCCAGGCGATTTGTAATCTATACCCTGTCCGGATCGCTGATTGGATGGTGCCTGATGTTGCCATTTTCTGACCCCCTTTCATGAGGGCCGAAATGACCTGTCATTCCTTAAAGTTTCTTGAAGGAAAGGTTTCCGTTGTCCCGTGGCAGGAATGCAAAGTTTCCGATCTGCATACTGTGCAACACCTGGGCGTCCGTGATGTACAGTTTCCGATTGGAAAAGTATGCGACTTCCGCACCGTCCTGAAGGAAGGAAATTCTGTCATTTGCGATTTGCAATTCCAGTTCGTTGCCCACTTCCCCCAGCAGGATTCTTCCGTCAATGAACCGGATGTACTTGCGGATTTCCTCAAATTCCGCATCCGTTCCTGCTGCCACGCTTTCAATATCTGCCCTGAAAGAAGTGAATTCTATACTGACAGATTCTTTTGTTTGTTCGATTTCCGTCCCTATGGAAGATACCACTGCATCCAGGTCATCCTTCAGGGTGTAGCGTTCCTCCACCTGTGACAGAATGTTTGTGCTTGTCTGCTGCACACTGGACAGCATATTCTGCTCCACATTGTAAATGGCTTCGGATTGCGTTCTCACGGCTTCCGTGATTTCCCTGTGTATTTGTCCCTGTTCTTCCGTCAAGCCTGCCACAGCCCCAGCCAGCCCGGAAAGCACACCGCCCAGCGTCAGTTTGTTTTTTGCAGGATCGAACAGGTTAAGTGATAGTTTCATCACCAGGAAACGCTGCCCGATGCCATGCGGCCTGCTGTTGACCTCAACATAGGTGCCCAGGTGGAAGGAGGAAAAAGCAGTGTCCACTGTTGCCATGTCCGCTGCTGTCAGCTCCACCGTTTCTGCCTGGTTGACAAGTTCCGCCAAATGTGCTTTGCCCTTTGTCAGTAGGTTTCCGGCTTCCGTTACATCGTCCCATGTCTGCACCTTGACAATCGTGCCAAACTGTGCAGCAGCATCCGCATCCACCAGCATATCCGATTCATCGTTCACGCTGGCAATGGTCAGCCTTTCCGTGGTGTCTTTCCCTTCTTCATCCTTCAGCCTTGCCCCCAGCGGAATCAGGGCCGTGGCAATGTCTGCTCCTTTCCTGTTCCGTTTCAAGTCCATCAGGTTTTCCCCGAAGGTGATTTTTTGCGGTGCCAGCAGCGTGAAGTCTTGCAGGTAGTCAATATAGTTGATGTACCCTTCATGCCTGACCTGGATGTACCCGCCCAGCAGCTTCACCAGCTTATCCTGCATTTCCGTCCAGGTGTTTGTGTATCCGCTGTTTTCCCGGACAATGGTATCATTCGGGTCTGTCACCGTCACATTTCCCACGGTAAACCACTTGCTTTCCTCCACCTGGGCATTGTGCTGACCTATCAGCAGATTCAAATACCCGGAAATGGTGCCAGTGTATTCGTATGGTCGCAGGATGCTGTCCAGCAGGAAAGACAGTTCCCCTTCACAGGTCACCGCTTTTTCATTGTGCCACCCGATTTCCTCATCCAGCACCCTTCCCCGGAATAGCAGGAAATCATCCTGGTATACCGTGATGATGCTTTTCAGTTTGGCAATCTGTCCATAGTACGGATGATCCGGGCGAATCGTGAAGGAGAAGCTGCCTGTTTTGTTGACTTCCAGTTCCACGGAAGGCGCAAAGATTTGAAGACTGTCCAGTTTGTTATTATAAATGGGAATACCGTCACAATACACCCTATACATCACAAATCCGCCTCCTTCCATGTGAAGCGGATGGTGCCTTCGCCGGTCACCGTCACCGTGTTATCACCGGCTTGCAGTTCCAGTTCCGGCAGGGTGTATGACCCTGCACCCAAATCCCATATAGCAACACCGTACACCAGGCGCAGGTTGCCCGTGGTTTCAATCTCCACCAACGGCACAGCACGCTTCCTGGCGTTTGTCAGTACAATGTCTGCGGTGCCTGTCACCGTCTGTGTCACCACCGTATCAGTCAGGCGGTATTTCCACGGTTCACACTCGCATTCAATGTCTATCTTTCCGATACCCCGTTCATCCGTGAATCCGGATACATAGCACCGCCCCAGGTAGAAGGAAAGAGGATCATCGTCAAGGATAATCCTCTTTTTCTTCCCGTGGATAGCATTTTTGATGCTGCTGAAAAGCGGAAGATGCTCCACAAAGGGCACCGGTGCGTAAAAGTGGAATTTATGCGTGACTTCCTCATATTTCGGTTCCCCGAAAAAGTCCGTCAAATCCAGCACACCGTCTGCGCCTTCAATGTCAATCTTCCTTGTCTTCACCGTGGGCGATCCCATTTCCTTGCTGCCCAGTATCAACCGAAAATCCCGGAAACTGTGGTGCTGTCCAAAGGTAATGCCTTTCATGTCCTCTCCCCCTTTCAGGGGTCAAAGACGCCTGTCATTCATCAAATCTTTGTTTCGTCAAGTTCGCCCGTAATTGTCCCGTTCACGGTGTAATCTTCCAAAAGATTAGTAGTTAAACCGGTGTGCTGGTAGTGCCAGTGCCTATTCCAGCAACGGTAATAGTGTGTTTGTGTGCGGCATAGGTGTTCATAAGGCTGTTTATTGCTGAACTAATTGCTGCGTCAACTTGACTTTTTGTATAGTAATTACCTAAAGCATTAGTTACTCCTGTCGTGATGTCATTTGCAGTCGGCGGTGTATAGCCCAAAGCAGAAGTGACATTGGCCTTCGTCAGACTGATGGTGCCGGAACTGTTCGTGATGTTACTACCAGTTTTTACGCCACCCAAAGTGGAAGACGTTGCTGCCGGGAGGGTGTAGGCGTTAGCCCCCGCAGCAATACCGTTCAACTTTGTAACCATCGCCGCTGTCATCAGACCCGCCGCAGAAGTAGTGGCTGCTGAATAAGTAGTGTTAGTTGTCGGCGGTGTATAGCCCAAAGCAGAAGTGACATTGGCCTTCGTCAGACTGATGGTGCCACCGCTGTTGGTGATATTGCTGCCGGTTATCACACCACCCAGAGTAGAAGAAGTTGCTGCCGGGAGGGTGTAGGCGTTCCCACCAAATTCGGCCTCGCCAATTTCGGCGTCAACCTCTTCCTTGGTGTAATAGTTGCCTAAAGCCTCCCGCACGCCTTCGGTTACTCCTGTCGTGATGTCATTTGCAGTCGGCGGTGTATAGCCCAAAGCGTCAGTGACATTGGCCTTCGTCAGTTCCCCACGGATTGTTTCGGAAGACTTGTTCTCCACATTGCCCAAGCCCAGGTTCGTCCTTGCAGCAGCGGCAGTAGTAGCACCAGTGCCACCATCAGCAATGGTCAATGCGTTGGACAAATCCAGCGTGTATGCTTTCACGGTTGGTGCCGTCAAGGTTCCGGCCATCGTCAAATCACCGGAAACACCCAAATCACCTTGAAAGGTCGCATTGCTTGAAACGGTAAGCGAACCGTTTACTTGCAGCGCTTTTACTGTCAAGACAGTAATAGCGGCAATCACTGCCGCCAGGTTGTCCGTTTCAATGTATTTTGCAACCAGGCCATCCACATAGGATTTGTTAGCCTTCAGTTCAATGCTATCCTCTGCGGCATCCAGACGCACAGCAACCGTTGTACCGTCTGCCTGTGCTTCCATTTGAATCAGTCCGGCAATCAACTCAATCTGTGAAGACGATGCTTCCACACTGTCCCCCAGTTTGTCCACGCTTTCCTTGCTGGCCTTCAGGCTGATTTCCCCTGCCAGCTGATCTATCTGTGAATTCAGGCCGTTCACTTGGTCATTCACTTCCGTACGAAGGCTGCTGGCGGTCTGCGTCAGTTTTGAATCAAACCCGTTTTCCATGTCCGTCATTTCCGCCCGGATCGCCCCTGCTGTTACATCAAAGCTGCTTTCCAGCCCCGTTATTTCATCCCTGAATTTTCCGGTTTGCCGTTTCAAGTTGGCATAGAAAATGTTTTCGATGATACGGTTTCCGTCCAGGGTGGTTTCCGTCATGGTACGTGGAGGAAGGCCCAGGGTGTAAATGGTCTGACTGGGGTCTTGCAGGTTGTACTCAATTTTCGTGCAAATAAAATCCCTGTCCACATTATGCGGCAGGGAAGTAACATGGATGGTATCGCCCAGCTTGATCTGATCCGTCTGAATGTCCAGCAGGTGAAGGTCAATCGCCTGGATGGTCAGCGTTGTGGCAAGCGCAATGCCATCCGCAAGGTATGCCCTTGCTTTTTCCAGCAGGGTGTCCGGGTCATTGGTGTCTGGAAATTCCACCGCACGGGTGATTTTCCCAAACAGTGCCACAGCATCCGCATCATAGATATAATCCAGTCCACCGTTCACGCTGGTGATGCCGATTTCGTTTCCGTTGGCATCGTACCCCACAGGAATCAGCACAGTGAACAGGTCTTCCGCTGTGATGTATTCCGTCAAGTCCAGCAGGTTTGCACCAAAGGAAATGCCCTGGCTGTTCGTCCGGCCATATTCCTTGACATAATCAATGTAATGTGCATCGTCCACCGTCCTGGTGCGCATATACCCGCCGAAAAGGTCCACCAGGTTTTCCATGGCGTTGAATGTGTTCGTGTAGGACGTGGAAGTATCTTCCAGCGTGTCCGCACTCTCCACAGTCACTTCGCCCACGGCGAATTGCTTTTCCGCTTCCACCTGCTCGTTATGGCTTGCAATGTACTTTCTGAAAAGGTCTGCCGCAGACCCGTTGTTCGTGGAAGGTCTTTGCAGACTGTCCAGCAGGAAGGACAAATCGCCTTCACAGTACACCGTTTTTTGATTGTAGAATGTCTTTTCATCGTGCAGCACACGCCCACGGAAAAGCAATTCCCCATCCTGATACACCGTGATGATGGATTTCATCTTCCGCAGTGTGTCATAAAAGGGATGGCCGGGTGCCATCTCAAAGGACAGCGACCCGGCCTTGTTCAGTTCAACAGTCAACTGCGGTGCGGTCAGGCTGTGTTCAAAGGATGACTGCCCAGGAATGTACAGCACTTCACCGTCCGCATAGATTGAAAAACTCATAGGCTCTTTTCACCCCCATCCACAGCGTACTTGTACGGGTCACAGGTGGCGTCAATCACCAGCGTAGCCATTGCCTGGTCACACTGCCATTTGTTCACCACGCACCTGCCTGTGTAGTAATGCTGCTTGTCTGCATCCAGCACAATGCGTTTCTGTTTTCCGTGCAGGTGATTCAGCACAGTGGAATACACCGTAGGCCAGTTCTCTTTCCCGCCAATGACAAGGAATTCAAACCGGATTGTCCGTGCCTGATACACCACCTGCCCGGTCAGGCTTTCCGTCAGGTCAATCTGACCGTCTGCGCCGGGCACATCCACATACAAGGTTTTCGGCTTGGGCGGGTTGACTGTGATTTTCTTCGTGTACAGTCCCAGATCACGCAGGGAATGCACATCCCCAAAGGTTGCCCCGTGAATCATCAGTTACCCCTCCATTTCCTTGCAGAAATGCGCCCCAGTTCAGCGTCCATCCGTCCGCCCAGACTGCCCACCAGCGCACCGCTGTCAAGCACCACGTCCCGGCTGTTGCTTTGCAGGATGGCGGACAGCAAATCGATGACCTGATCCAGTTTCCTGTCACTCATTCCGCCCTGGCCGTTTCGCCATGCGCTGGCCGCTTCTGCGTTCAGCACGGTTTCACCCTTGTGCAGTCGTGCAATGTAGTTGTCATAAGGCACATAGTCAAGGCCGGTTGCGTGACCGGGTATATCTACGGTTGCTCCAAATGAGGTTCCGCTACCGCCGCCACCATTGAATCGGCTTGGGAATGTGAATGCACCACCACCGCCGCCGCCATGCGCTCCGTGCGTGCTGCTGCCCTGGCTATCATCAGGGAACAGATCGGGGAACAAAACTGACAAGTTCAAAAAATCTGCGACATCACGAATTACTTGGTTCCACCAATCTTTAATAGAAGTTACAACATCATGAATGGAAGGCAACTTGATGCCAAATACAGCAGAAATGACGCCTACAAGCGCATCCGCACATTTATACCACCAGTTTTTCAACCGTTCCGCAACAGACAATCCATCTTCATCTTCGGTGAAAATGGTAAAAATTGCACTGAAATAGTTCTTCACGGATGCCCAAACTTTATCCCACCAGCCGGATATGGCTTTCTTTGTATCTTCCCAATTCGGAACAGTAATGTCGAATTTCTGCAAGAAGAAACCCTGTATATCAGCCCACACCGTTTCCCACCAATCAGTGATTTTCTGTGCAATATCAGATACTTTGGGAAGGTTGATGCCAAACACAGCAGAAATAACACCAACGAGCGCATCCGCACATTTGAACCACCATTTTTTCAGTCGCTCCGCAACAGTCAGTCCGTCTTCGTCCTCGGTGAAGATGGTAAAAATTGCGCCGAAATAATTTTTAACGGAATCCCAAACTTTGCCCCACCAGTCTGAAATGGCGGTTTTTGTGTCTTCCCAATTCGGCACAGTAATACCAAAGTTTTGCAAGAAGAAGTCCTGTATAGCAGGCCATACCGTATCATTCCACCCGGTGGAAATGTCAGAAACTAAAGTGTTCCAGTCCGGCAATTCCACGCCGAACAACGCAGAGAAAAGCCCCTGAATCAACGGCCATGCGTAGTTCTCCCAGGCATATTTGATTGCATTCCCGATATCTGCCATGATTTGAGGAAGATTCGTGATGATATATTTCAGGCCGTTGCCAATGGCTGTTCCTAACCCCCTAAAGTCGATTTTGTCAAAAAGGCTCTTGAAGGTTTCAAGGAGTTTCGGCGTGGTCTTTTTTATGCTTCCCCACAGTTTTTCAAACAGGCCGGGAAGAATTTCTGCAAGCGATTCAATGAGATCAGGCAATGCTTCAAACAGCCCTTCCAGCAGGGAAGTGCCGCCTTCAATGATTCCGGGCAAGGCAGATTGCAGCAGCCCCGGCAGTTCCGGGGACAACTTTGAAATCAGTTTCCCGATGCCCGTAGTCAGTTTCGGCAGCAGCGCATTCAGATTTTTAACGATGATTCCGCCTGCGTTGCTCAACGAATCAGCCAATTCGTCCGCTGTTCCTACACCAGACAGGAAGTTCTTCCAGGCTGCCTTTGCCGTGGTCAAGGAACCTGCAAGGGTGTCATTTTCTTTTGCGTAGTTCCCTGCGGCGTAGGCGGTCTTTTCCATGAACATTTCCATGGCAAGTGCCACCTTTTCCTGAGTGGTCATTTCTTGCGTTGATTTCTGGATACCCTTCGACAGTGCGTACTGTGCAAGGTTGGTGTCATTAATGGCCACGCCCAGGTTATCCATCATCGTGAAGTTACCCTTTGCGGCACCGGCGATGGATTCCATCGCCATGCTCACATCAATGCCCATGATGGATGCCACATCAGCAGCCCGCTGCATTGCGGCCATGGTCATGTTCGCCGCTTCTGCTGTTTCAAAACCGGCACCCTTGAAAAGAGATCCCATCTTGTTAGCAGTAGCAAGATAGTCCGCCTGGGAAAGGCCCATGTTTTTGTATGCTTCCGCTGCCGTTTTTTGCATTCGATCAGCATATTCAGCAAAAACGGCTTCGCTGCCGCCCATGTTCTGTTCCAGTTCGCCCAGCAGACCCATGCCCTTGCCCACCAGGACTGCCATTGCACTTGTGCCTGCTGCAAGCCCTGCACCGATTGCCTTTCCGCACACCGCTGCACCCTTGCCAATGGCGGAAAACACGGAGTTCATCCGGCTGCCCAGTCCCTTGGCCATGGTGCCAGTATGGCTGATTGCACGGTTTGCAGCATCATTGTTGATGGCAATCGTTCCGAACAATTCAAATATATTCATTCCGGGTTCACCTACTTTTTGTCTTTTTACCAGATACGCCATTGTCATCTGGGGTGGTGCTGACTATAATGTGTTCAGAGGATTTCCCCGCACAACCGAAAAAGGAGATGTATTTGCATGATTTGTCCTTCCTGTGGTAGCACCAACGTTTCCGTCCAGGTCATTTCTCATTCTGCAAGAACTCGCCGCCGTGGATGTCTTTGGAGTATTGGAAGGCTGTTTCTGATTGTTTGCACCTGTGGACTGTGGCTGTTTATTGGCAGGTCAAAAAGCAAAACAACGATGAACAATCACAAAGAAGCCATTTGCCAGTCATGTGGCCGCAGTTGGCGAATCTAAATACACAAAAGGGGAAGGCTGTGCGCCTTCCCTTTTATCTTGTATTCCCTCTTTGGATGTGCTGCCACCTGCTCGACAGTTGCCCATCAATGGCTGGTGTCAGTTCCCCAACCAGCACCCCGGAATCCAGCGTGATTTCCTGGGGGATAATCCGCCGCAGGAATTCCATCATCCGATCTGTCTGTTGTATGTATGTACTGCGTACCCCTTCGTTTTCAGCCCTCACCGCTTCCCTGATGTATGCTGTCAGCGTGTCAATCGGTGCAATGGCTTCCGCCCCGGATTCACCCACTCCCTGCAATCCCAGCCTGGTGTCGAAAATGGTGGGCTTGTCAAAGATGCCACCTTCAGCATTCCACTTGATGCCCAGTTTCGGCACAGACGGTGGATTCAGGTCAAACTTTCCCTTGATGGAAAAGGTGGGCATTTTCAGTTTCGGCAGTGACCAGTCGAAATCGAAAAATCCCTTGATTTTATCCACGGCCTTCTTCACTGCATCACGGGCTTTTCCCACCTTGTCCGCAACGGACTCCCGCAGGTCTTCAAAGCGTTGCTTTGCATTTGCCACCATATCCTTGAAATCCCCGAATTTTGTTTTGACGGCATTGATGGCAGTCTGCGTTGTCGATTTGATTTTTGCCCACAGGTCAATCCAGAATTGCCTGAATCCCTTGTTATTGTTCCACAGGTACACAAAGGCTGCCACCAGTCCCGCCAGCAATGAAACAACCAGCCCGATAGGATTTGCACGCAACGCTGCATTGAATAGCAGGATAGCAGCACGGCAAGCCTTGACCGCCTTTGTCGCTGCGCCCAGGATGGTGCCCCACTTCAGCACCAGCAGGAAACTGCCGATGGACACGGTGATGCCGATGATGGCGGCTTTCCATGCGTCCACGGTGTTTTTGTTTTCCTGCATCCACTTCCTTGCATCCTTCACCTTTTGAATCAGGTTTTCAATGTGCGGCACGGCTGCTGTCACCATTTCCGCCACCTTTTCCTTGATGGCGGTCATGATAGGTTCACCAATCCGGCCCAGTTCCGCAAAGGCATTGTTCAGCCTTTCCTGCGCCCTGTTCGCTGCCATGACTTCCGCATTCGTTTCTTTGTATTTGTCCGCTGCGGTTGAGTATGTTTCATTGAGTGTGCGCAGGATTAGGTCTTGCCTTTCTTCCTCCGTGGTACAGGCTGCCAACTGCTCATTGAAGGATTCCACGGTGATGCCCGACCATTCCAATGCGTCTGCAAGGCTGCCCTGCACCTCGCCCAGGGCACTACTATGCACGATTCCTTCCGCCAGCCCTTCCAGGGGCAAACTTTGTCCAAAGGTGGCGTACACCCCTGTGAGTGTGTGTGTCATTTCTGACAAGTCCGCTTCATCGTCTGCAAGTAAGGCAAGGTGCTGCGATGCTTCCACTGCCTGTTCCGTATCCCCCAGCACTGCATTCATGTCAGAATATGTCTGACGGGCTTCGTCCGATGAATGTCCGGCTGTCTGGAATGCGGTTTCCAGCAGACCCATTTGTTCCCTGTATTGTCTTGTTCCTTCCACGGCAGTAACAAATGCAGTGCCCAGGGCAGCCCCGGCTGTCATGATACCGCCTGCAATCCGTGTAGCAACAGACCCGATTTTCCCCAGCGCACCCTGCGTTTTTTCGCTTGACTTTTCCGCAGTATCCGCAGTTTCGTCCAGTGCTTTGTTCGCTTGTTCGTTATTGACAGCGATTGTTCCTAACAGTTTGAATAACTCCATACCATTCACCCCTTTGTGGGGTCGATGGCCTATCATTCACGGAACAAATTGTCGATGATTCCCGCAATGCGGTCATCGTCCAGGTCTTTGTCGCTGGCAATGCTTGCGGTGGTGCTGCTGCCATCCTGTTTCAGAATCCGTTTTTTCCAGTCTGCAAAACTGATGTGTGCGCTGTCTTCACTGTGGACATATCCCATCCACAGCATCATGGTGTCCATTTTTTCCTGTTCCTGTTTTCTGCGCTCATATTCTTCCTTGCAGAAACCTTCCACAAAGTCCCCGAATCGCCCCTGGTTGATATAGCGATTCATCAAATCCAATGGACTGCTGTACGCACGGTACAGCAGGTCCATGAATTTGATTTCACCTATCAGGACAATTCGGAAACACCCTTGAAAAAACTCGCATTCTTGGCGTCACGCACAATATCCCAAATCATTGCAGGCGTGGTGCCAAACTCCATTTCTTCAATTTCTTTCGCAGGAATGCCGGACAAATCGGACAGCAGGCTGTACACTTCGTCATGCACAACGCCCATGTTTTTGATGACCGCCAATGCCAGACGCATCAGCACAATGCCGCCGACTTCGTTCAGGGTCTTTTCCTTCGTCACAATCTGTGCAAAAACAGTGGTCAACTGTTCTTCAGGGAATACCTTGCCGATGATGTCCAGCACGGGCCACAGGTCCTTATCCTTCAGCCTGCGCAGGGTGTAGTTCTTTTCAGTCACAACAGTTTCCGTCTTATCCATAGGTGATTACATCCTTTCGTTTTTATGCAGCAACTTCGCCAGCATTGACAGCAGTCCAGCCTTCCGTCTTGCGAATGAAAATCGCATAGGGCAGCTTGGTGGTGCCGTATTCAATGTCGGACTGGCAGGCAAACGTTCCCTTGAAAACGATGTTCGTCTTGTTCTTCGCATCGAAGGCAAGACCAGAAGTACACAGGGCCTTCTTGAACAGAATAATCATCGGGCGGCCATCCAGGTGTTCGCCGTAGAAGCCAAAGCCCTCATAGAAATGGCCAGTGCGAAGGATGTCAGAAGTGATGACATCGTAATCGCCTTCCGTGGTCACCTTGCCAATGACAGACTTCGCAACAATGGCGGAAGTCAGTTCCGCAAAGGAAGTTTCCATCTGTGCGGTTTCGCCCACCTTCTGCTGAAGTTCAGCAACCTGCACCAGCGCACCGTCCAGTTCAGGCATGAAGAATTCAGGCGTGATGGTCAGGGTGCCGCCTTCCTGGGTAGCACCGATCAGGGCAGCCATAATGGCTTCCTTGGTAGGGGCAACGGTTTCACTGTATTCGATGCCCTGAAAATAGACGCCCGCACCGAAAGGAATCCGGCTGGGGGTACCAGTGGTGATGCCGCAAACGCTCATTTAATCCACTCTCCATTCTTGTACATTGATGTTGATCTTGATACTGTGCCAGTCTGCATCCAGCGTGGAAATGTATTCCCCGTTCTCATAGAAAAGGGCAATGCCGGAACCGTCATGAAGAAGGTCCGTAACGGACAAAGCCTTGCGGATTTTCTTCTTTGCGTTTTCCAGCACTTCCATCCAATCTTTTGCACGGGAATATCCCCGCAGGATGAACACACTGTCTTCCTTGCCGTTTTCTTCCCTTGTCAGGGAATCGGTTTCGATGTAACTGCCTACAAAGTAGGTTTCGGGGATTTCATCTTCCCATTCCAGGAAGGCGTAAGGGATGCCGACCCCTTTCAACCTTCCGTTGATATACGCAAGTGCTTCCTGTGTCATTTCCCTAACCTCCTCCCCAGTTGTTCTTCCAGGTCTGCAACGGCTTTGGGCCTTACATTGACAAAAGCCTTTTCCAGTGTGTAGTTCGGTTTCCGTCCGTTTGTCACCACGGCCCTTTTGTTATAGGTCCGCTGGATGTAGGCGGCCATTTCTTCCGCTTCTTCCTTGGTGTCATACCGTCTTGACTTGTAACCTGCTCCACCACTGCTGCCGGGGGTGTAAATCCACCAGCCTTGTCTGCCGGGCTTGCCGCCGTTCTTCTTTGTGTCTGCATGGGTGCCTGTGCCGAATTCCTCCCAGTAGGATTCTTCCATCGGGCTGCCAATCGTTGCAACGCCTTTGCTTTCGTCTACCTTGTTTCGGTACGACCCCTTCAACTGGTTGCTGTAATCTTCCCCCGTGGTGCAATTCCGCTTCGCCTGGGATGCCGTTTCATTCGCCCAGGTGTGCAGCCATGCAATCGTGGTGTCATTCAGTTCCGCTTTGACTTCCATGCTGAAATCCTGAAACTTGACAGACATATCACTGTCCCCCTGTGTACTTCAGGAAGATTTCCCACTGTGACCTTTTGCCCAGACCCATGGGATTGTCCATCAGCGTGATGTCGTAATGCTTTCCGTCAATGATAGCCCGTGCTGTTTCTGCCGCAATGCGTCCATCCAGCGGCGTATAATCCGCCACAAACACATGGGTGGATTCCTGAATCTTTGCATTATAGGTGCCATACCTTGCTTCGCCGCCTGACAGGTCAAGCCAGCCCCGCAGTGTCTGCACCGTCCGCCAGTCCTTCACTTGTCCACCCATGGCGTTTGTAGTGACGGTCTTGATCTGGATGCTACATTCCGTGTTACCACCAATACCGTGCATCAGATCACCCCCTGCCCGAAATAGGCACGCCTATACGGTAGCAGGAAGGCGGTCAGTGCCTTGGGGTATCCACCGATGCCGTTTCCATCCGTGGCTGCATAGGTGACGGAGTGCCGGGAAATGGTTTCGGACTGAATGCCCACCTTTTCCCGGTTGGTCATGTCCCACTTCAGCAGTTCCACCACGCCCATCTTCACTTCCGCAGGGTATTTCACCCTTGTCACGGTCACACCCGGTTCATCCTGCACCCTTTCTGCCAGGGAGAAGGAATTTCCATCCACAGCAGAAACAGTGTACAGTCCACGATTGAACAGTGCATCAGTGATTTGCACGGTGTCCCCCTCATCGAATGTGTGGAAAGTCCGTGCCTGGGCGGTGCCGTTTACGATGTCAACCTTGCACCGGGAATACAAATCCATGAAATTGTTGTTTGTTGCTTTGCGGATAAAGGATTCCAGGGCTTGAAGGCGTACTTCAAGCCCCGTATCGCTTTCATCCGTTGTCACAAACCGTCTGACTTCCTCAACCGTCAGAATCATGGGGCATCACCCCCATCACTTCTTAAACTTGGCCAGCACGACCTTGGAAGTATTGGACAGGGCAACAGTGTAGTGCTTGTCCACGCTGATGTCAGTCTTACGGGCCAGGGAAACACGGTCAGTTTCCACGCTGGTGTCACGCTTCAGATACACGGTCAGGGCGGCGGCGTCTTCCTCGGTTTCCGCATCGTTGTTCAACTTCACGATGGGGCAGGAGTAGTTCGCATCGTCATCCACCAGGGGCACCTTCTTGGAAGCCACCACACGGCAGTTCGCAATCTTGCCGATTTCGCCGGAAACCATGGTGTGACCGGGATACTTGTCAGCAGACAGGAAATCCGCATCCTTGCGCAACTTGGTTACCTGCTTGGGATGAATGAAGATCACCTTTTCGGTGTTGACTTCCTCGTCGAACAGGTCAATGGCGTCCACAATGGAAGCGTAGGAAATCTGGGCAGCAGAACCGTCATAGGTAAGTTGGGCACCCTGAAGGGCATCCATAGCATCGTTGTCCACCTTGGCGGCGATGGCCTTGGCCAACTGGTTATTGGCTTCACCCACAGGGTTGCCATAGCCGGACAGCACAGCCTCATCGGTCAGTTCCACAGCCTTCATGGCCTTCTTGACCCTGGCCTGCGTAGTGGTCGCAGTCAGCTTCACGGTTTCGGCGGCAATGCCTTCCGCAATGTCCTCCGCATCGCCAATGTAGGCGTACTGGGGCACGGTGATGGTGTCACCGGGAATGCCAGCCAGGGTGCGGTCAACCTTGGCAAAGGGGGCCACGACAATCTTCTTTTCCACCTTGGCGGAAATCATGTCGGCCATCACCTGGGGGTTAATGAGATCAGCGATCATAGTAGTCTGGTTCGCCATAATGTTTCATCCTTTCGTTTGTCAGTTCTTGTTGAGTTGTTCATAGGCTTCCGGGTTTTCGTTGTACAGTTTCAGCCTTTCCTGATAGCCCATGCGGTTAAATTCTTCCTTGCTCACGCCGTGGGCGTTGCTGTTGTCCGGCAGGGGCAGTTCACGCACCTTTTGCTTTCCCGCAGATGCGAACATGGAAGGCTTTTGCGTCTGAAGTGCATCCAGGCGGTCTTTCAGATTGATTACCTGCTTCTTGTCATCCAAAGTCAGCGGATCACCGTTGTTTTCCATCACATACATCAGATAGTCCACATCCACCGCACCACGCTGAACCAGATGTTCACGCACCTGGCCCCGAATCTGCGCCTGTGCCAGTTCCGTCTGAAGTTGCTGCACCAACTGGTCATGCTGCTGCTTTTCCTGCTCAAAGGCGGCAATCTTGCCAGCCATTTCTGCACTGCCTTCGTTTGCTTTCCGCAGGTCGTCCAAATCCTTAATGGCCGTATCATACTGGCCTTTCAGTTTCGGATACCGGGCGTCCATGTTTTCGTGGGAAGTGGTGTAAATCTTTTCAGATTTCATCCGTTCCTCCACCTGCTGGATGATGGCATCCTCAATGCCCAGTGCCTTCAGAATGTCCTTGATCGTCATGGTTACCGTCCTTTCTTATGCTTTTTACGGGGTCGCATCCCTTAGAAATAGGCTGATTACTGCCAGCCCTCGCAGATATATGCAAAAGCGGTTTCCCGCCTTATGCCAGTAGTTTCACAGTCACAGCGTGGCCGTAGCCTGTTTTTTGTACGCCTGCAAGTGAATCACAGGCGTGGAAACAGATGAAGGCTTGAATTCCTGTGCCTGCCCATATCCGCCGTAGTTCAACGCTGCGCCAGTGTTCACAAAAAGCCTTTCTATGCACATGGCTGAACAGTTCGCCGGGGAAGTGCGGAAAAAATTCTGCTTCATAATCATGGGCAAATGCGTGTGGGAATGGATAAACACATCACAGTCCACAATGGATGCCATGTCCGCAAGCCGGATGGCTTTAGCACCTTCCTTGCGGCCACCGCCGCTTCCGTGTGTTGCGTAAATTGTGTACCATTGCGCTGCTGTTTGTCCGTTGTGGCAATCGTGCTTTCTGCGTGTCCCAAACCGCAGGAAAATCAGAATGCCCTCCGGTGCATACTTGTCTTCAATGCCCAACTCCCGGCAAGCAAGCCGTGTCATGTCAATGCGTCACTGCGGTATGCCCTGTTTTCATGGTTGCCCGTGGTTACGCCGATGATCTTGCCCACAATCGGGCGAAGCATCGTTACCATTTCGGTAATCTGTTGCATAGGGGACAGCATTTCGGTGTATATGTCACTGACGCTATTCCGAAGGGCAGTGTTCATCAGATCGCCGTTGAGGATGCACAGGCCGTGCGGGTCTTCCTGAATCTCTTTGATTCGCCTTTCGACTTCCTGTTGCATACAATGCGCATCACCGATGTGCAAGTCTGCCAGCGTGTAAATGTTTGCGGCATTCCAGTCTGCTGGATAGTCAGCCCTGACACACTTCATGTTGCCCTCCTTAGCCCAGCAGTTTCGTCCAGGTCTTCAGTCCGGCAATACCGTCCGCTGTCAGGCCCTTGCTTTTCTGGTAGTTCTTCAGGGCGGCAATGGTCTTGCTTCCGGCAATGCCATCCGTGCTGCCTGCGTCAAAACCGTTTTCATTCAGCAGGAATTGCAGCACTTTTACCATCGTTCCACGGCTTCCGTTCTTCACAGTCAACGCACCCGCAATATTTGCACTCTCTTTTGCGCTCTGCTGCGTTCCAGTTGCCTGTGTGGGAGTTTGTTCCACCTTTTCTTCCGGGGCTGTGGTGGCCGTTTCTGTGCCGTAATTCGGGCGTCCATATCCCTGGATTCTGTTGTAGTTCAGGGCATAGGATTTCTTGAATACACCGCCACCGTTTGCCACCACACCCGCTGCACCGGAAGTATTGCCTTCCACGGTGTACACACGGCTGCTGTCCACCTTGTAAACAAGGCCCGTGTGGGTGATGTTGTTGGTGGAATCACCAAAGAAAATCTGGTCACCGGGCTGCGGGGTATTGAACAGTTGCCCCTTGTACCTGAAATATCCACGGGCAGAACCACATCCGGCAGCACAGTTATCAGTCGCAGGATGATTCAGCAGTTTCATGGCGGCTGCCCGTCCGTATGCCTGCACAAAGCACCAGCACACAAACACAGCACACCAGGCGTATCCGTTTTTCTTGCCGTTGAAGTAAATGGGATTGTCCAAATCCCTTGCATACTTGGTGTAGTTCTTTTGCCCTGCGTTTCCAGTCTTGCTGTCCAGTTGTGCATTGTTTGCCTTTTCCAGGTAGCCCACTTCCGCAAGGGCGATATCAATCACTTTTTGCTTGTCATAAGCCATGCAATTCCCTCCCCGTTTTCAGCGCACGAAAAAGGGCACGGGGTTTCCCCCATGCCCTGGTTTGCCACTATGTAATTATTCCACCATATCAGGCGGCTGGGTTTCCTCAATGTCCGGCTGGACTTCCACCACAGTCTTTGCAGCAGCAGCGTCAATCAGGCCCTCACTGATGATGTACGCCAGTACACCAGCACCCGCCATGATGAGTGCCACTACCTGGGTCACGGTATCTTCTGCCACGCCAAAGGCCACCAGCAGCATACCCACAAAGTCAGCCACAGCCACCCACAGTTTCCGGGAAGTCAGTTTAGTTTTCCAGTTCATGTTCATGCTCCTTTCGTTCTTCAGGTTCAGCCATCTTCAGCACTGCACTAATACAGCGCAGCGCAAACCATCCCCAGGTCACTGCCCAGCAGCCCCAGGGGATATTGATCCCATTCGCTGACAAAATGTACAGCGCAATCAGAAAGTACGGCAATGGTATCACTCCTTTTTTGTGCATCAAAAAAGCACCTTGCAAGGTGCAGGGTGCTTTGTGATATTTCATTTTATCTCATGTGTAATCGGTGATAACAACCTTACCCGCTAAAGAAGATAACGGGCTGCCATCAATTTTGAAATTCTCAACAAGATCATTTGCGCTTGTGAAATACTGCATCTTATCACGGCGGTGCTGTTCACCAATGCCGATTCCTTCATCCATCCATGTGAAAATGGTAAAATGCCTATTCTCCACATCGAACATAATATCCGATCCGTTTTCGATCTTGTCAATAAGTTCAGTTTTCGTCATGGTAGTTATCACCTCGCTTTATGATGTCGGAATGCTTCTTCAAATCTTCATCAGACAGTGCCTCTGGTTTTCCACGCTTCGGTTTCGTTCCGCTGTGGTCGAAAGTATGCTTATGGGCACCTGTTGGGTGAACATCCGGCCTGTTATGGTCTGATGTATCAAAGTCGGCTTGTGCTATGCCGTGTTCATCGTATAGCCGCCGTTGAAGCGTTTGCCCTTCATCATCTGTTTTATCCACAGTCGTATTTGGTACGCCTTTAATCGGAAGGCCATTCGGAAGGTCAGAATTTCTCACCTTCATTATACCACTTTTCCCAGATTTTTCAAGGCTTTCAGCCGCTTTCAGGTACTTATTTTCAAAGTCCTCAAAGTCCTTTGCCTTGTCCAGACCAAAGAAATTTGCCCGTTCTTTCAGCGTTGCCAATTCGTCCGCATCCAGGGCTTTCCGTGCCCTTGTCAGGGCCACGCAGCGGCAGTTGCAATCCTGGGCAGGGTCACCAAAGTCCCCCGGATACATGGCTTTCAGACCGCCCAGCACGAAGGGCCTGTCCACTTCCTGTATCTGACCATCCAATTGCCTGTGTGCGTCACGGGTTTCACCGTCCAGCGTGGCATCCCACTGCTTCACGATGTCAGCACCCTTTTCCTTTGCTGCCATTCGTGCGTCATCTGCACTGGCCTGCTGGATTCGGTGTCCATCCGTCCGTACAATGCTCTTTGCACGGCTCAAAGGGATGTTCGCTTTGTTGCTGATGTTCCGGGCAATTTCTTCATACCGCTGGCCTGATGCAAGCCCCCTGCTGATTTCACTGGATATGGTTTTTTTCAGTTTCTTCATATCCAGCCCCAGTTCCGTATATACAGGGTGTGTCAGTTTGCTCTGTGTCACCACAGCCCTGTATACGGCTTTCTGGTCAATCGGGGCCAGTACAGGCATCCCCCGGCTGTGCAGGTCGTACATTGTGCCCACAAACCCGGTTGTGTAGGATTCTGTCAAATACTTTTCCAGGCTGGTGTATTCATCCGCTTGCAGTTTGTCAAGGATTGCAGAAATCTGTTTCTTCAGCGTCTTTTGATATTCCAGCCTGTACACCTGGCTTTGTGTCATATCATCCGACTGCATCAGTTTGATTCGCTCATTGATTTCCTGCAATGCCTTGCTGTACTGCTTTTCCAGTTCCCTGATGACTGCATCTTCATAGTCCAGTTGCGCCTGGATGACTTCTTTTTCAGCCTTGGTCAGCCTGACCGCATCATGTCCGCCTATCAGGGTTTTCCACTTCTGCTTACTCAATCAGATCACCGCCCACCGCCATCATCCCCGCCTTCCACGGGGACACTGTTCAGGGCGTCCCTTGCCTGGTACAAGGGTTCATCCTCCGGCTTTGGTGCCTTTGCCTTCAGTTCGGCTGCATCCACCTCCATCTGTTCCGCAATCCATTCCAGGAAGGTTTCATCATCAATCACCGTTTGCAGTCCCATGATGGTGTTGATTTCCGTCTGCCGTTTCTGCGCTTCCGTCAGTTCCACCTGGGCGTTTTCCAGATTGTTGCTGGGCGTCACCCGCTGGAAGTCGAAATACACATCATCAAAGGTGTACCCGGTATTTCGTTCCGCATTGATTTCCGGCAGCACGATTTTTTCCAGGATTTCCTGCAAGAACAGTTTGTACTGGATTTCCAGACCATCCGTCTTCATGTTCAGACGGGCGTATGCGGACTGGATGCCCATGTTCGTGGTGGCGTTGGTGTCCTTCAGGGCGTTTACATCCAGGGCTTGACCAAAGCGGTAAATGTTCCGCTCGTCAATCTCCATTTTTGTCCTGCGTGCTTCCACAGGCACATCCACCGTCTTGATGTCAAGGCTGCTGCCTTCAGGCAAGCCCACCACACGCTTGGTCTTCATGTTCAGGTGCAAGGCGTCCAGGTCTTGCCCCTCATAGCCCACGGCCACATAATACGCATCGTTGGTGTCCTGGATACTGTTCGTCAGTCCGCAGGCCATCAGGTCATAATCGTCAATGTTGTCCTTCAGGGCTTCCGTCAGACCGCCTTCCCGCTCATCGTTGTTATCACAGCGGAAAAAGGGAATCGTGCCGTAATCGTCCCCGGTCAGGCTGCCATCCTCTGCGACTTCATACACAATATGGGGGCGGGGATTGTTCTCCATGCTGTCATCCGGCACAATCGCACCGTCAGCCTCCTGCACAAAGAAGGTCACCTGCTGTGCATCCCACACCTGAATGCGGGTAATGGGCTTCCTGTCCTTTGTCAGCCTGTCCACATACCAGTAAATCACATAATCGCACTGGTCATCCGTTTCCTTTGCCCGGACTTCCACCACGCCCATGCTATTCGCTGCCATGAATTCCGTCCGGCTGGTGTTGCCCTTGTTCGCCTTGTATGCGTACATATACCCGCTACCTGTTGCCACACAACTGGTCAGCATCTTCTTGCTTTGGGCGATAAACCGCATATTGTCATTGAATCGGGCGTTCAGTTCTTCCTGCAAGTCAGGATCATCCGACTTGATAAAGCCCTCCTTGCCTGACAGCAGATACTCCACGCCCTGATCGACGATTTCCGTAAAATACGGATGACTAATCCGGGCATTGTACCGCAGTTTGTCTTCCACCAGTTTGTGTTCATCGTTCACAAAGAAAAAACGACACCGCTTGATGTCGTGTTTGCCCTTGTAGTACCTCCACCCCAGTTTTGCGGCACTTTTCAGTTCTGATGCCTTGTCGCTGTCGATAAAGGCTTTGATTTCTCCCGGCGTCAGCATTTCCCCACCTCCGTGTTTATACCAACCATTTGTTCTTCTTTCTCCATCCTTCAATGGAATATCTCAACGCTGCCATAGCGTCATCCTGAAAAGGCACAGGTTCGTCCAGGTATTCCCCTGTCTTGTCATCCTTTTTCCATTTCCACTGCTGCATCTCCCTGATCGTGTTAATGCAGGAAGGATGCACAAAGATTTTCCGCTGTTTCAACCAGTCTATCTGTGCCTTTACGCTTCCTGCACTGCCCCCTTTATCCACGCCCTTTGCATGGATAAATCCAGCCTTCTTCCACATTTTGATTCTGTCGGGTTCAGCGGAATCACACCACATTTGACGGTTTTTCTCAAAGCCCTTTTTCAGTGCGATTTCCACGATTTCCGCAGTGTCTTTCTCAAATTCGTACAATTCCCTGGTGATGTACAGTTGATCGTCCTTAATACCCACGCCCAGGATGGCATCGGCATGGTTGTAACCAAAGTCCTGTGCATTGACGAAATCATCGTAATCCGCAGGATTCTGCGAAATGTCCTGCACTTCCCAATTATGAAGAATCAGGCCGCCTATCTCGCCCCATTCCCCCAGACCGTAAATCATGTAACCTTCCGGGTCAACCAGTTTCCTGCGCTCCATACGGGACTTGTATGCGCTGTCGATAAACCGATTCATCAGATAGGTGGAATGATGGGTCAGCACATTTTCATCAGGAATATCAAAAAAGACCTTCTTGATCCAGTGATTCCTGTTCACCGGGTTGAAGGTCATCCTGATCTGATAAAATTGTCCAGGCGGCAGCGTGCCACGCAAGCGGTCATCGATGATTTCCAGGTCTGCCTGCGTGAATTCCGTTGCTTCCTCCATCCACACATCCGTCAGTTTGCCTTTTGTGAATGTGATGGACTTCAACTTCTCCCGCTGCTTTTCATCATTCATTCCCCGGAAAATGATTTCGTTGCCGTTCACCCTGCACTGGATTTTCATGGGGTTCGTGGTGATTTTCCAGTATGTATCAGCCTTTTCACCGAAAATGCGGTATATCGCACCAGTCAATTCCGCAAAGGTGCTGTCCCGGTTGGATATATCCGATTTCCGCATGGCCACAAGGTTCCGGCCCTTGTCCCGCAGCAGGCGCAGGATATATTCCTGTGCCGTGTCCACGCTTTTCCCTGACCCGGCAGACCCTTTCATGACAATGTATCGCTTTGTGCTTTGGTCTACTTCCTTAAAGCAAGGGTTTGCCTGTATAGTGAGTTTCATTTAGCATCACCGTAATCCACCGTTACGGTCAATTCCATGTCCACCGTTTCTTCCACCTTGTCAGCAGGCTTTTCGCCCAGCATATCCCGGATGAATGTTGCAGACGGCAAATCACCCGCAAGGGCTTTCTTCACCTGCATAATCATCATCGCTTCCTGCACAGAAAAGTTCTTCCCCTTCAGCCCCTTCAGGCTTGTAATGGCTTCCAGGTCGTCCTGCGACTTTGCATCCAGTGGCAAGGACAGCAGGGTTTCCAGGGTTTTCCGCATAGTTCTTTTTTCCCTCCGTGCCTTCCCGGATGCAATGCCACCCTTGCGTCCCCTTCTCCTTGCTTCTTCCGTGCTTCCAATGGGCTTCAGATTGTCTACCCCGCCATTTTATTCACCTGCCTTTCTCACTAAAATGGCAGTTCATAGCTTCTTGCCGCTCGCCTGCCATACATGGGCACGCTCTTCCCGCTTCCCGTTGTGAATTTCCGCATCAGCGCACCATGCACGCTTGTCATTGACCTGCGCCTGGATGCTGCTGTGCTTGACTTGATTTTGCTTGATCTTCCTCTGCGTCCGCTACCACTTGCCATGATTTCTTCCCCCTTGCAATTTTCGGCACCGCATAATTGATTGTCGGGAAACGCTCAATCAACCTGTCAAACATTCCCTGATAAAATTCATAAAGTGGCGCACTGTTCTCCATGTCCATCTGTTCAATATTGCTTGATGATCGCAGGTTTGCGCTGCCGTGCAGCACATATTTGTTTCCCCTGGCGGTTTCAAACATATACACCTTGCAATGTGTGTTCACAAAGCACACCTGCAATCGGTTGTCAATATCCAATGTGTCGTACATATACTTTACAAGGCCATGTTTTTCGTGGCTGTAAAAATATGCTGACAGCAGGATGTTGACCTTTTCCAAATCCGGCCTGCAATCCATAATTGTCCTGATGCTGTCAATGTTGTCCTGCGACAATGATAGCGTATTGATATAAAGTTGTGTGCAGCCGATTCCCCTGTGAATAATCAGGGCTTCCAGTAAATCACCCAGGATGAAATTTCCTGATACAATGCAGGTGGTTCTCGCTCCTGGTTCCAAATCCATTTCCATAGCCAGTTCCAGCGCATTGTCGAATTTTACGAAATTGTGCGTTGCACTTTCCGGCATGGAAGGCCGCATGATCCTGGTTTCTTCCGGCGCAGCATCTGAAAAAGAAAAATCGCCAATGTCGAAATCAATTTCCACATCGATTTCCCCATCAGCGTCAATATCAAATATTTCGTCTTCCAGCAATGCCTTCACCGCCTTTCCGTTTGTTCAGGACAGCCCCCGCCTGCCGTCCCCATATCCCGCACGGTCAATAACGGCCCACCGGCCCCCGTGTACGCCATTTTCCTGTGAAATACAAATAGCCCGACAGGGTGTTATCCCTATCAGGCTATTATTTCATCCTAACAATACCACAACAATGGTATGACATCAAGTGACATTTTAGGACATTTTAGGACATTTTAGGACATTATAGGACATTTGGTGACATTTTTGATTTTCACCCTTCAGACCGCACCGCAAATGCTAAAAGTGACAGCACATAGTCAGGTGCTTCCCTTTTTCCGCCCTCCCAATCTTGCAGGGTGCGCAGCGGGATGTCGTATTTTTCAGAAAACGCCTTTTGCGTTAATCCTGTGGATGCACGGATCGTACGCATGGCTTCCTTGGTGCCCTCAAAGGTGTACTGCTGTACAAAGTCAGAGTATTTCATTCTGTTTCACTTTCCTTTCTGCCTGCCGGGATATACCGCCCGGCCCGGTGTCCTGTGGGTTATGCTGCGTGGTCTGCACTAAGGGTGGGGGCCATGGAGTAGTTGCCCAGGGGCATGACAGTCTCGGCACCGTTCCACTCGCTGACCTTCTTGCTGATCCGGCAGGTCTTGGTTTCCCGGCCATCCGTGACGGTCACAGTCTGTGCGGTGCGCTTTGTGATGGTGAATTCCCACACGCAATCGTGCATACATACGCTGCGGCAGTAGTAGGTGCGCCCGGTTTCAAACTTCTTCATGATCTTGCATCCTTTCTTCAGCAGGGTTCTTGTCCCTTTCTGTAATTATATTATAGCACGCAATGCGTGCTTTGTCAATAGTTTTTTTGAAAATTTTCTGATTATTTTTCATATAAAAAAGGCAGGGGCAAAAGTCCCTGTCTTGCTTTATCCCCCGGGCTGCTCCCGGACAATGCTTGCGAATATCGCCGCATGGTGTGCGTAGGTGCCCGGTTCCCCGTAGTACATCGTGGCGGATGTCTGCAAGTCTTCCAGCAGGGCCTTCCGGGAAATCATATCCGTCTGCCTTTCCGCATCCGCTTCCAGCATTTCCGCCACCAGCAGGAATCCCGGATCACAGTTCCCATCAATCGCCAGTGGGCATTTGCGGCATTCCATGGTACGCTCCCCGCATCCTCGCAGGGCCTTGATTGCATCTTCACGGGTCAACTTCTTCATCGTGCATCCCTCCATCAGCCCAGCGCAACCGCCGCCAGCCAGTCAAGTATTTCTATCTGTTCGTTCAGGCTTTCCAGTTCCTTAGCATCCACATTCGGCTTGCTTTCCGCATGGCCCAGGGCTTGCTTTGCCTTCCGCAGTTTCCTGTACAGATACGCCAGTGCTTTTTCACGCATTGTCAGCACCTCCAAGCAGTTCCAGGTTGTCGTGGATATTCCCGACAATCTCAAATGTTACTGCGCTCGTAAACGACCTGAGTGGTGTATGATCCCGATTAAATGCCAGTCCAAAGCATCCGCCCTCGAAAGACACAACTGCATCTGGCCATTTGAATCCACGAATGCTTTCCCTCTCCGGCAATTCCGCCCTTACTATATCCCCCTCGAAAATCTTCGTGCCGTTCTTGTCCTTCATCCCGGTATACTGCCCCACGGTTTCAGGATCGACCTTCAGCGGATAACAGAACAATTCGCTGTAGATTCCGACTATTTTCTTACCCTGCCGAAGATCGCCATACACCCATTCGCCGTTGTCCAGCCTCTTGCCCCGAAAAAGAATCTCACGCATCTCCCGCACCTCCATCCATCTTCGCACCGCAGCTTGGGCAGTAGTGCATGATTTGTGCCAGGCTCCCCCACTTGTGCGTATGGCAGCAGGAGCACGTATAGTACCCATCCCTGTAAAGCACCCACTCCCCATGCCTCACGGGTTCGGCTTCGATGGTGGGGGCGTTTTTTTACAGTTTCAATCATTTTCCTTTTCGCAAATGTGGTGTACTCCAAATTTCCGTTCGGAATGTCCTTCATAAAGACTTCCAGCAGCGCATCCGCTTCAATCAGTCGCATGGTTGTCGACCCTCCACATCCTCAATCTGCGCCTTCGCAAGTTCAATCGCCAGCGCATAGGTTTTTGCGTGTTTGCTGTCACCGTGGGTTGCCTTGACTTTTTCCGCAAACTCTGCGATTGTGCCATAAAAGCAGCCACACGCCACACGAATCTGCTTGTCCTCGCTGCGGAAAAAGGTGGTAAAATCATTTCTGCTGCCAATAGCACCCACGGTGAGAAGATGCACGGGCTTTTCGACCACGGCGTTTCCCATGACCCGGGCGTTTTCAGTGACCCAGGCGTTTTCCGTGACCCGGGCGTTTCCCATGACCCGGGCGTTTTCCGTGACCCGGGCGTTTCCCGTGACCACGGCGTTTCCCATGACCCGGGCGTTTTCAGTGACCCAGGCGTTTTCCGTG